GGTGTTCGCGCCCCGCCCTTCATCCGAGCATGAAATTTTTCCTAGTGTAACCAGTACCTTACAAGGGAAGGCATGAAAGAACTAGCCACCGAGCAACTAGCATATATGTGGGGAGTTAATAAAAAGACCATAGCAGAATGGTGCAAGGGAAGCAAGGGATGGCTCACACCAGCCAAGTTAAGGCGTGGAAAATTCGACGCTCACACGGCAAACCGCCTATACATCGAAAATCAAATCATCCCCAAATATGCTAGGCCCGACACGGGAGAGGAAAGCCTGGACGAAGCTAAGCGCCGTAAGGAGATTGCCCAGGCTAATATTAAAGAACTCCAAGAGCAGGAGTTGCGAGGAGACCTGATCGACAAAGGCGAAGCCATTAAGTGGGTCGGGGGTCTCGCGTCAGAAGCAAGGACATCCTTTCTTGCTCTCCCCCGACGAATAGCCCCCACGGTTTACGGGAAAGAGCCAAGGGAGGTTGAAATCATGATACGGGATGAGGTCTACCGTATCCTGAATCGAATCACCAGGAACATAGAAACAGGTAAGGTGAAGCCCGTTGACGTATCCGATTGAGATAGCAGAATTCACAAGACCTCCCGAAGACATAACGGTATCTCAGTGGGCAGAGCGTTATCGGCTGCTTATTCCAGAGACATCGGCAGAGCCAGGACCGTGGCGAAACATAAGAACGCCATACCTAAACGGGATCATGGACGCATTCTCAGACCCGTTCATTGAAAGAATCGTTTTCAACAAGGGGTCACAGATCGGCGGGACTGAAGCACTGCTGAATATGATGCTGTACGCCATTCATCAAGATCCCGCACCTGCCCTTGTGGTTTACCCTACCCTTGAATTGGCGAAATACGCCAGCAGGAAGAGGATTCGCCCGGTAATTGATGCCTGCCCTGAACTCAAGGCTAAGAGGCCCGAGAACGACGACGATTTCACCACGATGGAAATGCTGTTCCCCGGGATGGTTCTGACCTTGAGTGGGGCCAATTCTCCTGCATCTCTTGCTTCAAGGCCATGCCGCTACGTTTTTCTTGATGAGGTCAACAAGTTTCCGGTCAACTCGGGAAAAGAGGCTGACCCCATCAGCCTTGCAATGGAGCGTCAAAAAACGTTTTGGAACAAGAAAACGGTCATTGTGTCAACACCTACCACGGAAGCAGGCCAGATCACAATAGCCATGCAGATGTGCGACGTGGTTTATGATTACCATGTCCCATGCCCACATTGCGGTACGTTTCAAACGCTCCAATGGAAACAGATCAAATGGGACAGGAATTTAGATAAAAACGATCCTTTTTATGCAACAAACGTTAAAAATTCCACGTTTTACGAGTGTGAATCCTGCCATAATACCGTAACAGACTTGCACCGCCCTGCTATGATTCAAGGCGGGGAATGGTTGCCTAGAGAAAAGCCGCCTGCTCACATCAGGTCCAAGGGATTCCATCTTCCATCGTTCTACTCTCCGTGGCTCACATGGGGGGATATGAGCGAGATTTTCATCAAATCCCGCCCCTACCCGGAGCAATTCCAGAATGTTGTCAATTCATGGTGGGCAGAGCCGTGGATTCCCTACACTCAGGACCGGAAAGAATCTGCCATCATGGAGCTTAAGGATGGCCGCCCAAGGGGGCTAGTTCCTTCCAATGGCGTTCTAGGCATAACGGCCGGCATAGACACCCAGGATAACGGGTTCTATTACGTTGTCCGAGCCTGGGGAGAGTTTGACGAGTCATGGCTGATAACGGAAGGTTTCATCGACGACTACGACGCCTTGCTGTCTATCGTAATGGGGCGATTTAAGAGTCTGAACGGCCTAGAATACATTGTGAATCTGGCATTCCAGGACGCAATGGGCCATAGGACGGCAGAGGTATATGAAAAACTCCGAAGAATCCCCCAGGTGAAGCCCACAAAGGGCGAGCAACGCATGGCAATGCCTTATTCAGTCAGCAAACTTGAGACTTTTCCTGGCACCAACAAGCCCATTATCGGGGGTCTTTCCCTTTACCGGATCAACTCAACCCACTTCAAAGACAAGCTGCACTCGAAACTCGATGTTTCCCCTGCCGATCCTGGAGCTTTCCATCTCCATTCAGAAGTTTCGGACGACTATGCGCGGCAGATGGTTTCGGAATTCAGGAATGACAAGGGAATCTGGGAGTGCATAAACAACCGATCCAATCACTATTGGGACTGCGAGACGCTCGCAATGGCCGCAGCGGATGTGCTCGGGATTCGTCATTGGAAGGCAAAGACTCAAACGCAAGAAGATCCTCCCGTCAAACAAGACGATGCATCCAAAAACAAGGCGCAGTGGTTCCCGGAGCGCAAAAAATCCAATTGGTTCAGGAGATGAGATTGATAAAGGCGAAAGCGGTTACAGTAAGCACGGCGGCAATGGAGTTAGGCGTTTCCGACAGGCATATTTACAACTTGATAGCGGCAGGTCACTTAATGGCCTATGACATATCGGTCAGCGGGAACGGTGGGCCTAAGTCTATCCGTATTTCGATGGAGTCCATCCATATCTTTAAAAATGGCCGGATAATCCAGTCTGCAAATTACGAGGAGTGAATTTTTCTTGAACAGAGGCGAACAGAAGCAAATAGCGTCCATAGACATTTGATTGAAAACTCTAAATAATCGTCTCCGATAACACTATGGAGACGAAATGCTCAAAAAAATATCCCCCAAAAAAACAAAAGAAACTCCTGCCAAGCCCATCGTTGAAGAAATACTGCCCGTCCCTGTAACTCCTGAAGTCCTGACAGACGGGATGATGAGGCACAATTTTATTCCGTCCTGCCCTGAGTGTGACGCCTTCCCGGTCGTGTGTCTGATGAGAAAGCCGGGTTACGCCGCATACAGGTGCAGGTCATGCTCTCATCAATGGGAAGTCGGGGTGAAGCCCTGATGCCGACACTTGACGAGCTTCAGGCCAGACTAACAACTCTCAACACGCGCATTGCTTCCGCAGAGGAGGCTCAGCGGTACACCGCCATGGACGGATTGCAGATCCAGCGCGGCGACCTGGCGGCCATGTACGCGGAACGCTCAAAACTTGAAAAGCAAATCGACCAAATGAGCACTGCCTCATCTTCAGGGCCTCGGGTCTCCTACGGCAGAATGAGGAGATTCAGATGAGCAAAGCGGGATGGATTGACAGGGTAGCGGGAGCCATCTCCCCCACATGGGCACTCAAGCGTACCATAGCCAGGAATCGCATGGAACGCATGAGCAAACTTAATGGGAAAACTAGAGGATTTGAGGCTGTTTCGGGTGATCGATTCCGGCAAGACTTCATGGGAACGAGTCAAAACGCGGATTCGTTCATTACTGGCGGCGGCGTGGATGCTCTCCGTCAGCATGTGCGGTATATGGAGTTTCAGACCGGATTCGTTCGCGGACCCATCAGCCGGATAGTAAACAATGTTGTTGGGAGTGGGTTTCAATTCCAAGCCCGTGTCAGGTCGTCAGGTAAACTCACCATTAGCGATGCCTCAGCGGATAGGCTCAACAGTTCCATTGAAAGCGGTTTTGCGGCATGGTGCAAGCAAGCAGACATCCGTATGATGCACCAGTTTTGGGTAATGTGCCGGCTAGTGGAAGGATCACTTATCCGAGACGGGGAAGTCCTGGTGATCGGTCGCAAGAGTGCCCGTCCCGGTCGAATGATCCCTTATTGTCAGCAGGTGTGTGAGATTGATCGGCTCAGAACGCCGCCGGGCGAAATCTCTAATCCTCGTGTCAGAAACGGTATTCGCTACGACGCCGAGGGAGTTCCAGAAGCGTACTATATCCTAAAACATCATCCAGGGGATTCACTAGGGATCGGTTTTAGGGCCGACGATTACGAAGAGGTGCCCGCCTTTTTCGATAACGGAACAAGGAAGGTTCTTTATCTTTACAACCCTATACGTCCCGAGCAATTGCGCGGCTTTTCCATGTTCGGTCCGGCATTGAAAGACTTCCAAGACTTGGATCGATACCGTGAAGCCGAGATTATGGCTGCTCTTGAGGATGCCTGCCTCACGGGATTCGTAAAATCCGATCCTTCCATGGCTTTCCGTGATGGGTATGCACCCGATACAGACTCTTTCGGGAACAGAATACATGAATTCGCGCCAAATCAATGGCACTATCTCAACCCGGGCGAAGATGTCACTATTCACTCTCCGAAGCGCCCCAATGATGCATTTAAAGACCTGACTGAGCAGTTGATGATGGGGCCGGCTAACGCCTTGGACATTCCTCCCGAGGTGCTGTCTCAAAACTGGCATGGCCTCAATTACTCCAACGCACGGACAATCCTTCTTCAGCTCTATATGGTGTGCCGTATTCGCCAAAAGTATCTGATCGACTATTACTGCGACCCTACCTATGACGTCGTTCTGTCGGATATGGTGGCGCTCGGTCACGTTCGGATGAATGATTGGTACAGCAAAAAAGAGGAATATTCAGCTCATCAGTGGGTGTGTGGAGGGTGGCCGTGGATCGATCCTCAAAAAGAGGCACAAGGCATTTCCATTGAGCTTGAAAACGGGACCGAGAACGAGGCCCGTGTGTGGGCCAGGAAGGGCGAAGACTGGGAGGAAATGCTTGAAATGCAGGCTCGCATTCTCAGAAAGCGCAAGGAGCTTGAGGAGAAGTATGAAGTCAAATTTCCTGCCGTGGCAACGCATCAACCTCAATCTGATGGATCGGAAGACGACGAAGAGCCGTCGGCAAAGCAGCCCCCTAAACGCTTTGGGGTTATACCCGGAGGAAATGTATGAATAAGGACTTTTTCTATAGATCCTTTGAGCTTGACCGTTCCACGCTGAACAAGGAGGAACGTTCGGTTGACGTTTCTTTTTCCTCTGAAACCCCTGTCAAACGGTGGTTCGGGTCGGAAATACTCCTGCACTCTCCCGAGAATGTCGGCCTTGGGCGCATTAGGTCCATGGGTGCTGCCCTCATGAACCACGACCCGAGAATGATCATAGGGACCGTCAAGAACGTAAGGATCGACGGGAAGCGCGGTGTGGCAACCATCGTTTTTGATGACGACGAGGACGGGAACAAGGCTTTCAAGAAGGTGACTTCCGGCTCTCTCCGAGGCGTTTCGGTGGGATATGTGATCGAAAAATTCAGAGAGATCAGATCGGATGAAGAATGGAACGGTATCAAGGGACCGGCCTATGTGGCAACAAGGTGGTCTCCGTATGAAATCAGCCTGACGCCCATCCCGGCTGACCACACTGTTGGGGTTGGGAGGGAAGCCACGCGATCCATGGAAGGCATAGAAATAGAAAACGAATCATCAAATAAGGAGCAAAACAGCATGACCGAAGAACAGATCAGAGCAATTATGAAAGAGGAGCAAAAGGGGATGGTCCAAACCATCGTCCAGGAAGTGCGCTCCGCATTGGCTGAGGATCAGAAGCCCAAGATGCGCGTGACGCCAGAGGAATACAATGAACTCCTCTCCCGTGCTTCCGCCATCTCCCCTGATGCCGTTGTAAAATTCGCAGGATGGGCCGCCGAGGGCAAGTCCTCCATAGAAATTCAGCGCAGCCTGCTCGACATGGCGACCAGTAAGCCGGATGCCCGTGATCCTGGTGCAGCCCCAGGAGCGGAAGGGACCGGAGCACCGAAGACCGAAACCGGGAAGCGGAAACTGGCCGATCTGGACGACGACACTTTCATCCGTGGGCTCACCAACCCCATGCAAAGCCTGTAAGGAGGAATACAAATGGCGCTAAATAAAAGCCCTTGGATGGGCAATATCGGCGGGGCATCGAAGCCCCTCATCATCATGGGGAAAGTCCAGGCAGGGGCTACCCAGGCCATCAAGCGCGGTGAAATCTGCACGTTCAACGAAACCGCCGGGTACTTCATCCCCGCAAATGCCGTGGCGGACGGCAAATATGCGCTTGCAATCTGCAACGAAGAGCAGAAAGCGGAAGACCTGGCACGTTATATCGAATTTATTGCCATTCGATCTGGTGACGTGTTTGAATTCCCCTTGGCCGCAGCTCGGGCCGTAGCCATCGGCGACACCTTCACGCTCACTGCGAGCGATTCACAGACGCTTACCTACTCCGCGACCGCCTCCCCGGTGGCTTTTGCGGTGGGGAAGGGAAA